TGCGCGCGTGCCGCCGCGCGAGCTCGTGCTCTTTGGAGAAGCAGCCAATGGATGACTGGACGAAGGAGCGAGTCGTGCTGCTGCGCAAGCTCTGGGCCGAGGGCATGAGCGCATCGGCGATCGCCGCGGAACTCGGCGGAGGGATCACGAAAAACGCCATCATTGGCAAGGTCCATCGATCTGGATTCGAACGGGATGGGGTATCCGCGCGCAAGCAGACCCAGCAGAAGCTTCCGAAGATCGCGATGCTGAATCCCGCCGCGCCGCGCGTGCCGCCAGAGAAAGCGGCCGCATCGCCAGCGCCGACGCCCATCGCCTCGGCGCTCGGGGAACTCGCCGAGGCGGCCGTTGTGGGGATTCCCACCACGCGCCGCGTCGCGCTGCTCGACCTGCGGGACACGATGTGCCGATGGCCGATCGGCGATCCCCGCGAGGCCGGCTTCGGCTTCTGCGGCGCGCGAGCCACCGGAGCGGTCTACTGCGGCTATCACGCGCAGATCGCCTACACGACGGCGGCGGAGGCCAAGCGCGCCGCCGCCGAATGGCGGCAAGCCCACAGCAAAGCGGCGAGGGCGGCATGACGACATTCTGCACGGCCGACGAAATCGCGCTCGCCATCGTCGCGGCGGCGCGCCTCGAGGGTGAGGAGCCGGAGCAAATTGCGCGGGGCCACCACGGCAGCCGGGCGCGCTGGTATGCGTTCGCCACACTTGTAGACACATTCCCCGACAACGACTATCGCGCCATCGCGCTCGGCTGCGGCTTTCTCTCGCAATCGACCAATGCGAACTCTCGCGCGATGCTCGCCAGCTATCGCCGCGGCAAGTGTCCGAAATGGTGGGACGAGGGAAAAATCCAATCGGTGGGGCGCGTGCTGGCCGGGCTTCATCTCGGGCCGGCGGCGGCTCCTGCAGCTCTTCCCCCCCAAAAATCGGCAATTTGCGCAAAGCGGGAAATCGAGCCGGAATATTTGCGCGAGAAGCTGGAGCCAGCAGCCGCCATTCCAGAGGACGCCCCGCTCGGCCCGATCGCTCCGCCTCCCGTCCCCGTGCTGCGCGACCTCGACGCGCTCCCGGCGCCGCGCACGGCATATCCACGCCGCCGCACATCGCCCGTGACAGCCGCGATCCTCGGAGACCCGGAACCGGGCCGCTCGGCTCTGGCGCAGCGCAATGGGGGAGCCGCATGAGCGAGCGCCCCAAACTCGGCGAGCAGATCCAGGCAGTCCGCGCGGGCGCGCGCGTCCTGTCCGGGGCCGAGAAGCCGCCGAAAAGAGGCTCGGCTGAAGGCGAATATCTATCGCGATGCGTGGACGCGGCCGGCGCGTCGCTGGTTTGGCTGCAGGACAATGAGTCGGGAATTCGCAAAGGCCGTGATGCGCTCGCGCTGTTGCGGCGCCGGCTGCCGGACCTGCCGGCGGATATGCGCGATGAGGTCGTGGCGCTGCTGCACGGCGCCGAGGATCCTCGAAAGGCGGTGCGGTCATGACGGAGGCCGCTGCCCGCGCCCGCAAGGCCCACGTCTGGAAACGTGACCCACTCGACTGGTACGTCGAGGAATCGCGCGCGAGCGCCGCTCTGTTCGAGATCGAGCGCTTCATCGGCCCGATCTGGGATCCAGCATGCGGTCAAGGGAATATCTGCGAGGAGGCGAAACGCCGAGATTACATCGTGACCGGCTCGGATATCGTGAAGCGTGTCGAGAGCAAGGTGTGGTGGTCGCGTGACGGCGAGCGAGATTTTCTGAAATCAGACCGGCCGGCGCTTGCCCCGAACATCGTGACGAACCCGCCGTTCTTCGGCGCGAAGGGCGCTGAGGCGTTCATCCGCAAGGCGCTGCAGCTCGCGCGCGGCAAGGTCGCCGTCTTCGTCGACATCCGTTTCATTGCCGGCGGGGAGCGCGCGAACGGGCTGTTCGCCGAGCATCCGCCGCATCGCGTTTGGATTGTGACACCGCGCGTGTCGTGTCCGCCTGGGGATTATCTCGCGGCGGGCAATAAGGCGGGAAACGGATCATCGGACTGGATTTGGGCAGTGTGGGATTTGACGGCGCCGGCGCCGGCATTCCCGCAGCTCGGATGGCTGCGGAAGCCGGCTGAAGGCCGCAAGCGCGGAGATGCGCCGTGATTGCAGCGCTCTTCGTCGCGACAGGCGGATGCTATTTCGGGCTCCCGGATGTTGATCCATGGGATCTAGCGCGCGACGCTCGGCGTTACGCGGGCCCATGGCCCGTGGTCGCTCATCCGCCGTGCGAGCGCTGGGGACGATATTGGGGCGGCGCTCCAAGCACCTGGCCCCGCCTCGTCAAGGGAGACGACGGCGGCAGCTTCGCTTCCGCGCTGGCGAGCGTGCGATGTTGGGGTGGCGTGCTCGAGCATCCTGCCGACAGCGCCGCGTGGGAGCACTTCGGTTTGAAGACTCCTCCGCGCTGCGGCGGCTGGGTTCGTGCTGATTTGCTCGACGGCTTCGACGGCTGGACCTGCCATGTCGAGCAAGGCGCCTACGGTCATCCGGCCCGCAAAGCGACTTGGCTCTATGCCCGCGGCGTCGATCTGCCACTCCTCGAATGGGGGCGAGCATCGGGCGACTTTGTTCGCCTCGACGAAGACTTCCATAGCAGAGCAGAACGCGCGCGCGCCATCAAGACCGGCGCGTGTCAGCGCTTGTCCAAGAAGCAGCGCGCGGCGACGCCGATTCCGTTTCGTGACCTGCTGCTGTCGATCGCGCGATCGGCGGTGCGCGCGACGGAGGCGGCATGACGGTCCGTATCCTTCAAGGCGATTGTCGCGAAATTCTCCCAACTCTGGCAGGCGAGCGGATTGACTCGGTCATTACGGACCCGGTTTGGCCGAATTGTCCACCGGCCCTTCTCGCGGGATGGGATCGGCCCGAGGCGTTGCTCGGCGAGGCGCTCGAATTGCTGCCGCGATCGGTGAAGCGCCTCGTTGTCATCCTTCGCAGCGACTCCGATCCGCGTTTCCTTCGCGCCGTGCCGGACCGCTGGCCATTCGTCTGCATGCAGACAATGGCCTACGCCGTTCCGATGTATATCGGCCGCGTCCTCGGGGGAACCGAAGTCGCCTATTGCTTCGGCGATCCGACGCCTGTGCGCAAAGGGAAGCGCCTCATCCCGATGTGGGGGCCGAAAGCTCAGCCCGGAAATCGGAGAGCCAACGGACATCCCTGCAGTCGAGCGCTTGTGCATATGGATTGGTTGGTCGACTGGTGGTCGATGCCTGGCGAGACGATCCTCGACCCGTTTTGTGGATCAGGCACGATCCCGCTCGCAGCCGATCGGATGCAACGACATGGGATTGGGATCGAAGTCGTCGATTCCTACGTCGATATTGCGCGAGCGCGCGCCGCCAATGACGCCCCTCTTTTCGCTGAGGTGGCGCCATGAACGCCCGCTCCCCCCTCCCCGATGCCGGCCTCCCTGCCGCTCTCGAAGCGGAGCAGGCCCTCCTGGGCGCCCTGCTCATGAGCGAGCAGGCCCTCGCGCTCGTCTGCGGCTTCCTGGAGGCGCGTCACTTCTCCGAACCCCTCCACGCGCGCATCTACTCGAGCATGCTCGAGCTGGCCGCGGCGGGGCGGAAGACAACCGTGATCGGGGTGCGTGCGCAACTCGACCTCGACGACTTCGAGATGCCGAATGGCGCTCCGCCGGTGCATGCCTATCTCGCGCGCCTCATTACCGAGGCCACGACGATCATCAACACCCGCGACTACGCCGAGATGATCGTCGACGCCTGGGCGCGGCGCGAGTTGATCGCGCTCGCTGGCGCTGCGGCGGATTCGGCGCGGGCGCCGGGCATCGGGCGGTTGCAGGCGACGCTTGACGAACTCGACGCGCAGATGATCGCCCTCCGCAGCGCCGGGCAGATCGGCGCGGAGGCCGAGCGCTGCACGCTCGGCGCCGGCCTCGCAGACGTCATCCGCGACGCCGAAGATCGTGCGGCCGGCAATGCTCGGGTGATCCCCTCGACCGGCTTCGTGGACCTGGACCGGGTCGTCGGCGGCGGATATCGCCCTGGCCGCCTCTATGTCGTCGCCGGGAATCCCGGTTCAGGCAAAACGGTCTTCCTCGTCGCGAGCGCGCGCCGGGTCGCCCGTCTTCGCGACGATCGCCCGCAGTTCGGCGTCGATGTCTATTCGCTCGAGATCGATCGCCGCGAGCTCGCCGCCCGCATGGCCGCGAACGCCATGGCCGCGGGCCCGGCCCCGCTCGCCTACAGCGACATTCTCGCCGGCGCGCTCGACGAGACGGGGATTCACCGCCTTCGCAAGGTCGAGGAGCGCTTCAACGAATTCGCCCTGACAATCGACGCGACGCCAGGCCTCACCATCGAGCAGATCGAATCCCGCGCCAAGCGCACGAAGCAGCGCCTCGAGCGCGCGGGAAAAACGCTCGACGTTCTCTTCATCGACTATCTGCAGATCATGGGCTTCGGCGACCGCTATCGCGGCCGGAAGGTCGACGAGATCGGCGAGGTGACGAAGGGCGCCAAGGCGATGGCGAAGCGCCTCGATGTTGCCGTCGTGCTGCTCTCCCAGCTCAGCCGGGAAAATCAAAAGCGCGACGACAAGCGGCCGCAGCTGTTCGATCTGCGGGACTCTGGCTCGATCGAGCAAGACGCCGATGTCGTGATCGGCCTGCACAGGCCCTCCTACTACGACCAGCGCGACCCGAAGGTGCTCAATGGCGATTCCGAGGCCTGCGAGCGCGCTGCGGCCCGGGCGAACAAGCTCGAGGTGATCCTGATGAAGAACCGGCTCGGGCCGACGGTGACGGTCGACCTCTATTGCGATGTCGCGCGATCGTTCCTCGACAATGGAGAGCGGAAATGGTGAGCGATCTGCCCGAGCCTCTCGTGGCGTCGGACGTAGACCTTCGCGACTTCGCCTTCATGCCGCTCGATGTCGTACGCCTTCGCGACAGCGACATTTCGGCCAAAGCGACGGCCGAAGAGTTCCGATGCGCGGTGCTACTCTGGTGTGCGTCCTGGCACCAAGTGCCCGCGGGCAGCCTCCCCGACGACGACGCGATTCTCTCAAATCTCGCGGGCTTCGGGCGCGCCGTCGGCGAATGGAAAAAGCACCGGGACGGGGCCCTCTGGAAATGGGTCAAATGCAGCGACGGACGACTCTATCACCCGGTTGTCGCAGAAAAAGCCGTCGAGTCGTGGCGGGCGAAGAAGCGCCAACGTGACAGAACGGAAGCGGCGCGTGCTGCGAGACTGTCGCTAAGACCGGCTTCGCCAGCGACAACCGATGTAACAGAACAAGCATCGCGCGTTGCGCGACCGTCACAAGCAACGCGCCGGGCAGTAACAAACTCTGTAACAGAACCAGAAACGACCGAAGCGCGTTTGTCGCAGAGCGAGGTCGGCGATGTAACAGAGCCTGTAACAAGCTCCAAGGGACAGGGACAGTACAAGGGACAGGGACAGACTGATAATCTCCCAGCCCAGCGTTCTGTCCCCGACACGCCCGCGGAATCCGATCGTCCGGCAAGCGAACGGCCGCCCGATCCCGGGGCGAGGCAGACGAAATCCGAACTCGACGCGGTCGAAGCCGCCTGTCGCGCCGCGCTCGGTGAGGCTCAACCGCAAGACCTCGTCGTCGGCCCAATGGTCGAAATTGTCAGGAAGTTCGGGCAGGAGCGCGTGTCCCTGTGCCTCGCCTCGGAAGCGCGTAGGCCCCGCGAAAAGCCGATTCGAACCTGGAAAATCTGGGCGCGGATCGTCGTGGAATCGCTGATCGACCCAGCGGCGCGATCTGCGCCAGCGGCGAGCGCAGGGCCGCCGGAACGCGCGTTCCGCATCGGCTGGCAAGACCTTGAATGGTCCGAGAGCTTCGCTCGGATGGCCCTGAATCGCTGGGAGGCGGACGGCGTGTGGTTCGACGCCTGGGGCCCGATCCCGCCGCAGTCGCGCCGACTGCGCGAGATCGCCGCGGAACTCGGGGTCGAGATCACGCGCCTCGAGAAGCCGAACCTGCCATGCCGGCCGCCGCGGCGCGACGACGTTGAAGCGGAGGACGCGGCATGACGTGGGCGATCGTGAAATATCCGCCGAGGCTGTGGGAGATTGAGCGCGCCGTGATCCGTCACCGGCTCGTCGTCGTGATCCGGCGTCGGCGCTCACAGCGGGAAGGCTTTGCGGAAATGGTTCGGAGGGCGGCATGATGGCGGCGAGACGCAGAGACGGGCGATATGACCGGGTCGAGGAGGCGACGCACCCCGGCCCCGCGCTTCCTCGCGCACCGCGGCGGATGCGAGGCAAGGTCGAGATCGCCATCGCCGCCGTGCCCGACCCGAACCCGATCGAGGGTGAGCGGCTCCGTCGGCAGCGGGTCGCGGTCAATGTCGCCAGCAGCGTCCTGGAGCGCGAGCACTCACGCGGACGCATTTCGACCGGGGCCTATGAAGCCGGGCTTATGTTCGAGCGCATCCTCGAGGAGGCGCGAATTGGCGGCGGAGCGGTCTCGATGGAGCCAAGCTCCGGCGCTGGCGACCATGAGGCGATGGTGGCGCGAGCGGTCGATCGCTCCAATGCCGCAGTCGCGGCGTGCTGGGAGATCCAGTCAAAATGCGGAGAGCGGGGCCAGCGCATCTTGCGCGCCGTGCTCGGCGACCGGCGCAGTTTCACCGAGATCGCCCTCGCCGATGGCCTCGGCCGCGACCGGGGGACGCGGAAGATCGCCGCCGAGTTCCGCGAGGCGCTGGAGGCGCTCGCTGTCGTCGCCAAAGGCAAGGACCGGGGCGCGCTCGCCCATTGGGGGGTGGACGGCTATCGGCCAGAGTTCGAGGATTGACGGCGTACAGTCAGAGAGGCATAAATCGCTACAGAGAAGATTCGCGCCCGGAGCTGGACACCAGCGGCCGGGCGTTGTCGATTCTGGCTCCCCAATCCCATGAAAACCCCAATTCTCCAGCCTTGAAAAGGGCGGGAGCCGGGGCGCGCCAACGCCCCGAGCCGCGAGTGCTGACCTCGCATGACCGAAAGCCGGCCGGACATCCGGTCACCCCGCCACCGTGCGCGACGGCGGGGGAACTTGGCTCATCGTCATGCAAAATTCCGTTACCGACCTGGCCGTCGAGGCTTGGCCGATCGAGCGGGTGCGCCCCTATGAGGGCAATCCGCGAATCATTCCCGAGGCCGCGATCAAGAAGGTTGCGGCGTCGATCGAAACCTACGGCTGGCGCCAGCCGCTCGTCGTCGACAAGGAGGGCGTGCTCGTCGTCGGGCATGCACGGCTGCTCGCGGCGAAGCGACTGGGCCTTGCGCATGTGCCGGTCCATGTCGCGGCGGACCTGACGCCCGAGCAGGCGCGCGCCTATCGCCTCGCCGACAATCGCACTGGCGAGGAAAGCCGCTGGAATCCCGACGCGCTCGACTTCGAGCTGCGCGAGCTGGGCGCCGTCGAGTTCGACCTCGCGCTCACCGGCTTCGATCCGGTCGAACTTCCCGGCGAGCCGCCGCAGTTCGAGAGGGTGAGCTTCGAGGCTGTGAAGCCGCTCGACGAGAAGAAGGCGGTCGCCTGCCCAAACTGCGGGCACCGGTTCCAGCCGTCATGACGCTGCGGCTCGACTGGGCCGGCTATGACGCGGCGGCCTACGCTTGCCGGCACTGGCACTATTCGCGCGCGGTCCCCGCCGGCCGGCTGATCGTCATCGGCGTGTGGGAGGGCGACGCCTTCAAGGGCGTCGTGATCTTCAGCCGCGGCGCGTCGCCGAGGATCGGCTCGCCCTACGGGCTGACACAGTTGGAGGTCTGCGAGCTGACGCGCATCGCGCTTCGCGAGCATGACGCGCCGGTGAGCAGGATTGTCGCGATCGCGCTCCGAATGCTGCGCATGCGATGCCCCGGCATGCGGCTTGTGATCTCCTACGCCGCTGGTGAGCAGGGCCATCACGGCGGCGTCTATCAGGCCGGCGGCTGGATTTACGAAGGACCGAAGGACACTTACACGATCGAGGTGCGCGGCCAGCATCGCCATGGCCGCAGCATCGGCGCGAAGTACGGGCGACACGATCTCGCATGGCTGCGAGAGAACGTCGATCCCGACGCGAAGGCGGTGCGCGGCCTCGTGCGGCACAAGTATCTCATGCCGCTCGACGACACGACGCGGGCCGCGATGGCACCGCTCGCGAGGCCATATCCGAAGAGACAGCGCGCAATTACCGCTTCTCTCGCATAGCTCGCCGATCAGCAAGAAACGCGTCGAGTGACGGATACTCGGCCAGTTGCGGCACGATCACCGCTCCGTCCGGGCGCAATATGCCGCCGCTGCCTGGGAATCCGATAGTGATAGGCTCAAGATCGAACTGGTCTGCAGGCCCGAGGTATCGAAACGCAACGATCGGGGACTTCACAACAGCCCCGTCATCATCCAGTTCAACGCAAAAATAACCGTCCGGCGCAGGAATGATATGCGAACCAATATAGTGAGTGTCCAACTCGCTACATGAGTAGCGGCGCGCGTCCCCGTTGTTGAAAACAACGTCAACTGCCCGTCCTCGCTCCGTTGTAACTTCAGCATAATCCTGGACAAGAGCGAAGTTGACGTTCTTGCTTCCGAGCTTCACAAACATGACGTAGCTCCAAAGATTTTCGAGGAGTAGATGAACGCGTGCGAAGCAGGCGATGGCCGAATACCATTCGGCGCAGCGGCCGGGCAGCGCGGACCCGCACGCTCCAGATCAGTGAAGAAGACGGCGAGCGTAGTCGGCGAGAATGCCGAGTAGGCCGATGCGTCTCGCTGCCGCCCACAACTGCGGGCCAATCGAGTTCAATGCAGCCGCCCAATACCGCATGCGAGCGCGCTTGACTGACATCCCCGACGATAGTCCGCGATGAAACTCTTCATCTAAATCGGCAAGCAGCGCGCCTCGATAGCGCTTCTTCGTGAGAGCGCCGACGATCATCTCGGCTGCTCGTGGAGGTTCATTCCGTTCGGCAGAATTATAATACTCAGATGCTGACCTAAGGCGAGACTCGCATTCGGCGATTCGCACTTCCAGTTCATGGCGCATCGCTCTGGACTCACGAAGCTGTCTCCTGAGTCGAATTCTGCTTTCTCTTTTTTGCTGATACCGCAGGATCAATGCTTCATCGATTGCAATATCGTGAGCCAACGTTCGTTCCTCTCTCTTGAGGAGATGAAACACCAATTGGACAAGGCGATCGAAGAGAGCGTTCAAGCCATCTCCTCCTTCAGTCGAAGCCCAGCGCGCATCAAATCAATGGCGTTGAGCGAAGCCTGCAACGCTTGCTGTCCGACTCCCGTGATCGTGAAATACAGCTTCTTCCGTCCGCCGCGCGTCGCGCTCACCTCGCCTTCTCGGGACGTTATCAACCCGCCGTCCTCAAGCCGCTCGAGCACCGCATAGACGGACCCGAACGAATATTCCTTCCCGATCCGCGCCTTGATCTCGTCGCGGATCGACACGCCATAGGCGTTCGGGTGCAGCCGCATGATGGCGAGCAACATCTGCTGCTCGACCAGGGTCAAATCGGTGGATTTCGCCAAGGAATCACCTCCGGTTCCGATTTCTTCGTAATCCTAGAATAAATCACGCAGGCGTCAAGAGCATGGCCGGAAGAAAGCCGTTCGAGCCGACAGAGGAGCAGCGCCGGCAGGTCGAGGCCTTCGCTGCCTACGGCATTCCGCAAGAGGACATGTGCAAGCTGCTCCTCAATCCGCAGACCGGAAAGCCGATCGACCTCAAGACGCTGCACAAGCATTTCCGCGTCGAGCTCGACACTGGCATGGTGCGGGCAAATGCGAAGGTCGCCGAGTCGCTATTCCGCCAGGCCGTCGGCGCGCCTGCGCAATACGACGCCGGCGGCAAGCTGCTCCGCGCCGAGCAGACGCCCGTTGTCTCCGCCGGGATTTTCTGGGCGAAAGCGCGCATGGGCTGGAAAGAACGCGACGTGCATGAGCATACGGGGGCCGATGGCGGGCCGATCGAAGTCGACGACGCGCGATCCAAGCTCGCTGATCGCCTCGCTCGTCTCGCTGCCGCCGGCGCAGCGCGCGAAGGTTCTGGCGAGCCTCAGCCCGAGTGAAGCGCGCGCGCTCCTCTTCGACTGGCGCGCGTGGGCGCGGCCCGAGCAGCTCGCTCCGCTGGGTGACTGGTCGTTCTGGCTGGTGCTCGCGGGGCGCGGCTTCGGCAAGACCAAAACCGGAGCCGAGTGGGTCCGCGACACAAAGGACAGATGCGGGCGTCTCGCACTCGTCGCGCCGACCGCCGGCGACGCGCGCGACGTTATGGTCGAGGGCGTTTCGGGGATCCTCGCGTGCTCGCCGCCGTGGGATCGGCCGCATTACGAGCCTTCGAAGCGCCGACTGACCTGGAAGAACGGCGCGATCGCGACGCTCTACTCGGCCGAGGACCCCGAGGCCCTGCGCGGCCCGCAGTTCGGCGCCGGATGGGCCGACGAGCTGTGCGCCTGGCAGTATGCGCAGGACACATGGGACATGCTGCAGTTCGGCCTGCGCCTCGGTCGCAACCCGCAATGCGTCGTCACCACGACGCCGAAGCCGATCCAGGTCCTCAAGGACCTGCTCGCCAACCCCGCGACCGTCGTCACGCGGGGCTCGACCTACGACAACCGGGCCAATCTCGCCGAGGGGTTCTTCCGGCAGATCATCAGCCGCTACGAGGGCACGCGCCTCGGCCGGCAAGAGCTGAACGCCGAAATCCTCGAGGACATTCCCGGCGCGCTGTGGACGCGCAAACTCATCGACGAGACGCGGGTGCGGTCCTATCCGGACCTCGCGCGCGTCGTCGTCGCGATCGATCCGCCAGCAACATCCGGCGAGAAAGCCGACGAGTGCGGAATCGTCGTCGCGGGCCGCTGCGCGGACGGACATGGCTATGTGCTGGCCGACCACTCGGCGCAGGGCGATCGACCGGCAGAGTGGGCGCGGCGCGCCGTCACCGCCTACCAGATGTTCAACGCTGACTGCATCGTCGCCGAGGTCAACCAGGGCGGTGAGATGGTCGAGGAGATCATGCGGCAGGTCGATCCGTCGATTCCGTTCCGCGCGGTGCACGCGACGCGCGGCAAGTATGTCCGCGCCGAGCCGATCTCGATGATCTACGCGCAGCACCGCGTCCACCACGTCGGCTCACTCCCGAAGCTCGAGGATCAAATGTGCGCCATGACGCCCGACTTCGATGCGAAGAAGGCCGGCTACAGCCCTGATCGGCTCGATGCGCTCGTGTGGGCGCTGACGGACCTCATGACCGGACATCGGTCGGAACCGCGGATTCGCCGCCTCTGATGTGGCCGTTCTCTCAGCGCAAGGCTGAGGCGCCGCGCGCCGAGCCGCTCATGTCCCGAATTCCTGCATCAACTGATGCAGAAAAACGGGGCGGCGCCTTAGAGGCAAAGGCCTCCGCCGTCGGCGCGCTGATCTCGGCCCGCGTGCTCAACCTGCCGCAGTGGCCGCGTCGCAACTTCGAGCAGAGCGCCAAGGAAGGCTACCAGCAAAACCCGATCGTCAACGCCTGCATCTGGAAAACGACGCGTGCCGCCGCCGCGATCCGCCTCGCCATCATGCAGGGCGACAAAGAGGTCGACATCCCCGAGCTGCGCGCGCTGCTCAACCGGCCGAATCCGGCGCAGGATGGCCCGGCTTTCGTCCAGTCGACGCTCTCCGACCTCATGCTTGCCGGCGAGTTCTTCGCCGAGCGCGTCGATCTCGGCAAGCGCCCGAGGGAACTCTATCGCTGGTCGCCAGCGAAGACGGCGGTGAGGCCCGGCGCGGACGGATTCGCCGCTGCCTACACCTTCAAGGTCGGGGACAAGGAACGCACGGTCGAGGTCGACCTCTCGAAGGGCAACGTCCCGATCCTGCATGTCCGCGACTACAACCCGACTGACGACTGGCGCGGGCTTCCTTCGATCGACCCGGCCGCCTTCTCGATCGACGCACACACCGGCGCACTGCGCTGGAACGTGGCGCTGCTGCGGAACGGCGCCCAGCCATCGGGCGCGCTCGTCTATGACCCGAAGGAGGGAAGCGACAAGCTGACCGATGAGCAGTGGGAGCGGCTCAAGGCGGAGCTCGAGGAATCGTTCTCCGGCTCGCAGAACGCCGGCAAGCCGCTCCTGCTCGACGGCGGGCTCGACTGGAAAGAGATGGGCTTCTCGCCCAAGGACATGAATTTCAGCGAGGGGCTCAACAGCGCGGCGCGCCTGATCGCGCTTTCCTTCGGCGTCCCGCCGCTGATCCTCGGCATCCCCGGCGACAACACCTTCGCCAACTACGCCGAGGCGAACAAGGCCTGGTATCGCGAAACGATCCTGCCCCTGCTCTCGCAGTGGTGCCGGGCGATGTCGTGGTGGATCGGGCCGGCGTTCGGCAAAGACGTGCGGATCGAGCCGGACGCCGACGACCTTGAGGTTTTCGCCGACGAGCGCGCGGCGGAATGGGATCGCATCGAGAAGTCGACGATTCTGACGATCGACGAGAAGCGCGAGCGGCTCGGCTACGGCAAATACAAGCCGAGCACGGCGCCGGGTGGCCAAATCCTCGTGTCGTCGGCGCTCATTCCGCTCGAGGCGGCAGGCGAGATGCCGCAGGGTGGCGCAGAGCCTCCGCAGGACGAGGAGAGCGGAGGACTCGACGAAGCCAGCGACGACGAGGACGATCGGGCTGCCGGCGAAAAGTCCTTCAACCGCAACCAGCCCCGCGACTCGGCCGGAACGCCGACAGGCGGTCGCTGGACGAGCTCCACGGTTTCACGCAACATCGGCGCGGACCCGACAGAGGAGGAAATTGCCGCCGTCCAGGCTTATATGTCGAACGGCTATAAGGACATAAACAACTTTCTCCGAAAGCCTCTCGAAGAGCCGATCGACGACGACCTATCCTATTTCAAATCGGCTAATGAATTGAAGCAGGCCGTCCAGCACATGGACAGCTACGTCGGGCGGCATGTCCTCGCGAAGGACACAACGTTGTTTCGGGCGGTCGAAGAGGATACGGTCTATGACTGGTACGGCCAGGATGATCCGAGCCCCGGCCTCAAGCTGCTCGACCGAGGCTTCATCTCCACGAATAAGGTGATGAATGACACGGTCGCGGAGTGGGCCGGGCGCGGCAGCACCTGGGTCATGGAAATTCACGCGCCGAAGGGCGTCTACGCCGCCGACGTCGAGAAATTGCAGACAGACGCCCACTTGCGCGGCGAAAAGGAAGTCATACTCGCGCGCGGAACCGTCCTGAGGATCACCGACGTGGACACCGAGAACAAGAAGCTGAAGGCGAAGATCGCCGAGGACCAGTTCAGCAAGAGCCCCGCTCGCGAGGCGGCGCCGCGGGCGGAGAAGGCTTCGTCTCGAGCGAAGGGAGCCCGTGGTCGGTTTGGCTGGGGCCAAAACGACAAGATCGAGGTTATCAAGTAACAGGCCGTAGCGGCTCGACTCCTTCGAAATCCGGCGATGGCGCAGTCGCGCCGTGAACGCCGCATCGCCCGCCATGTCCGGCTGGCGGCGTCTCATGAACGCGCTCTCGCGCACGATCTTCGCAAGATTTTCGCGCGCGCTGGTCGCGCTGCCGCCGCGCATGTCGCGGCCGGACAGGATCATCTCGCCGTCGCGGTTGTGGCCGGCTTCGAGCCCGCCATCGCCGCAGCGCTTCGCGCCAGACTGCACACGGCGGCGATGGCGAGCGCGGAACTCGTCCTCGAGGAGCTGACGGGAGGAAAGGCGCTCGGCGCCGCGTTCGAACAAGCCGGCGCGCCGCAGTTCGAGCAAAAGCTCCTCTCGCTGTTCGAGGTCGCCGAGCGCGCCGTCGTCGGGTGGCTCTCGCATCACGCGGCCGAGATGGTGCGCCGGGTCTCGGATGCGACCAAGCGGCTGATCCGGGGCTCGCTGAAGCGCGGAAAGGAAGCCAATGAGCCGCCGCGAGTGCTGGCGCGGCGCATCCGCGAAGAGACGGCCGGGGAGATCGGGCAGAAGCGCGCTGTCGTCATCGCGCGGACTGAGACGCACACCGCCGCGATGGTCGGCTCTGAGGCCGCGGCGCAGTCGACGGGGCTCGCGCTCGACAAGGAATGGGGCGCTACGGAAGACGTGCGCACAAGGCCGGACCATCACGACGCGGACGGACAGATCGTCGACAAGGATGCTGACTTCATCGTCGGCGGCGAGCGCTGCAAGTTCCCCGGCGATCCATCGCTGAGTGCGAAGCAGCGCGCCAACTGTCGATGCGTATCTCTATGGGTTCCGAGGATTCCGAAATGAAACCGCAATTCACTATCGTTGTGCCAGAAGCGAATTTCCACCCCGCCAGCGGGAAGGGAACAGAAGTGTATTTCGATGGCCGCAAAATCGAGCGCGTGCGCCGAGTCGAATCCGTTGGTTCGTTCGAGAAAGATGGACTCCGCGTTTCGCGGATCACGATCGAGGTTCTCGAGGAGGTTCTGATCGTTCACGAGGCACCAAGATGACCATCGTCGCCGGACTCCGATGCGAGATCGCCCTATGGGTACGCCCCGCGATTCTCGCTCTCGCAATCATGTCACGGATCGGGATCCCCATCGACTATGAGGCGATGATCGAGCGCATCGTGGCCCGCGGCGTCAAGGCGATCGTCGAAAGGAAAGCATGATGATCGAGCTGAAGCACGCCCATGGCCTCAAGCACCTGCCGATCGAGTACGACGCGAAGGCGGTAAAGGACGACGGGACCTTTGAAGGCTACGCTTCAACCTTCGGCAACGTCGACAGCGGCTACGACTGCGTCATGCCAGGCGCCTTCACAAAGAGCCTGCTCGAGCGCCCTGCCCCGCGGATCAAGATGCTGTGGCAGCACGACAAGACGCAGCCGATCGGAATTTGGACGGACGCGGCCGAGGATAGCAAGGGGCTCTTCGTCAAAGGCGCGCTGCTCCTCAAGACCCAGAAGGGCGCCGACTGCTACGAGTTCATGAAATCCGGCGTCATCGACTCCATGTCGATCGGCTTCAGGACAATGGAGGCCGACTTCACCCAGAGCGGCGTGCGCCAGCTCAAGGAAATCGGCCTCTTCGAAATCTCGATGGTCACATTCGGGATGAATGACCAAGCGGTCGTTACGACCGTCAAAGAGTTCAACCCGCGCGAATGGGAAAGAGGCCTGCGTGACGCCGGCCTCTCGCGCGGCGACGCCGTGAAGGCCGTCGCGTTTTTCCGAGAGCGCCTGCGCGATGCAGGCGAGAATGTCGCGATCGATCCGCGTGAGGCGGAGGCGGCGGCCTTGTCGACCGATGTGGTCGACGCCATGCGGAAGCTGCAATCCGCCTTCCGCTGATCTCACAGGATCGATCATATGACGGAGCATTTCCGTCTCCGCGGGCCCTACAACCCGCTGGAGCGCAAGGAAGACGCGCCGACGAATCCCGAGTTCAAGAGGCTCGCCGACGAGCTGATGAGCACGGTGGCGGCGTTTCGGCAAAAGAACGACGAATCGCTCGATGAGCTTCGCAAGAAGAAGATCGACGACGTCGTCTTGAAGGAGCACGTCGACCGCATCAATGACGCGATCGACAAGGTCGAGAAGAAGCTCACGGACGAGCTGCTCGACATCAAGCGCAAGGCGATCTTCGAAGGCCAGAAGGAGGCGAAGAAGTCGGAGCCGCCGGAGCTCGTCGAATATCGCAAGGCGTTCGACGGATATCTCCGCGGCAAGTTCGGGAGCGACGACCGCCCCCGCGAGCTGAAGGAGGCCTGCGCCAAGGCGTTCGAGGCGAAGGCGCTCTCCGTCGGCGAGGATGCGTCGGCCGGCTTCACCGTCCTGCCGACGATCGAAACGACGATGACGGAAATCGCCGTGCTCGTCTCTCCCGTCCGCTCGGTCGCGAATGTCTCGACGATCAGCACCGATCGCGTGGAGTTTCCCGTCAACAAGCGCGGAACGAACTTCGGATGGTCGGGCGAGACGGACGCGCGCTCGGCGACGCAGAACTCGCAGATCGGCAAGACTGAAATCCCGGTCCACGAAATGTGGGCGCAGCCGGGCGCGACGCAGTCCTTTCTCGACGACACCTATCTCGACGCCGAGAACTGGATCGCGAATGAGGTCGCCATCGCCTTCTCGCAGGGCGAGGGCGTGTCGTTCGTCAGCGGCAACGGCGTGAAGAAGCCCCAGGGCTTCCTCGCCTATCCTGTCGTCGCGGATGCGTCCTGGTCGTGGGGCAATGTCGGCTATGTCGCGAGCGGCACGTCGGGGGGCTTCACTCCGCCGGCGACCGGGCCGCTCGTGCAGGGAGCCGACGTGTTCGCCGATCTCGTCGCGGCGCTGAAGTATCAGTATCGCCAGAACGCCCGCTTCGCTGCGAATCGTCGCACCGTCGCGGCGATGCGCAAGCTCAAGGACCTCCAGGCGAACTATCTGTGGGTCCCCGGCCTGGCGATGGGGCAGCCGGCGAGCTTCTACGGCTACCCGCAGGTCGAGTTCGAGGACATGCCGGACCTCGCCGCCAACTCGCTGTCGATCGCCTTCGCCGACTTCAAGCAGTTCTACCGAATCGTCGACCGCGTCGGCATTCGCACGCTGCGCGATCCGTTCACCAACAAGCCCTTCGTCATGTTCTACACGACGAAGCGCGTCGGCGGCGGGATCGACAATTTCGAGGCGGGAAAGCTGCTGAAGTTCGGCACGTCCTGATCCGTCCTATTCCGATCGCTCGAACGCCGCCGGCTTCGGCCGGCGGCCAACGCCCCGCTCTTTCGAAAGGCTCATCGCCATGATGCGCAACCTCTCCTCCATCATCAAGCCGAAGCGCTTGGTCGCGGAGGCAACCGTCACCTCGTCCCCAACCGCCGTCGTCATCGATCGCGGATCGACCAATTCCCGAATTTGGGAATCTCTCATGCTCGCGATGCATGTCGGCGCCGGCGGGATCACTTTTTCCGGCACGAACTATCTCGCGTTGAAGCTCGAAGACTCCGACGACAATTCGACCTATGCGGCGGTGACGAGCGCGAGCGCCGTCGTGTTCGGCGCCGAGAACCCCGCGGGCACGAACTTCGCCCAGGCGCCGGATTCGAATGGCTTCGTGCGACTCATCAACGCCGCGAAGGCCTCGGCCGACGCCGATCCATTCCGCATCGATTATGTCGGGGCCAAGCGTTACCTGAGGAGCACCATCGTCTTCGGCGGCACGCACGGCGCGGGAACGCTCGTCGGGCTGTGGGCGGTGCTTGGACACCCGAACATTATGCCGGCGATCTGATCGCCTCACGCAAAATCAGGCGGGCGAAATCCCGCTTTACGCAAAATGCCAAAATCGAGGCAACCACATGCCGAAGACATTAAAAATGCTTCGCAACCACAAAGTCAGCCTCCACGGCTATGACGTGGAGGATTGGCTCAAGGGCGAAATCCACGAGAACGTCCCGGACGGGCTCGCCGACGATCTCACCCACCCGCAGACGCTCGCTGCCATCGAGATCACCGGCGACAAGAAGGCCGACGCCGCCGCGCAGAGCGACGCGGAAGCGGAGGCGAAAGCCCGCGCCGATGAGGCCGCGGCGGCCGAGGCGCTGAAGGAAGCCGCCGCGAAGGCCGCGCTCGACGCCGCCAAGGCGGCGACCGGAGCCAGCGCGCCGAAGCCGCCGAAGGCCTGATGGACGATAATGGACGGTAATGGAGACCCACATGACCGAAGCCCAGGACCGCTACGACGTCGCCGCTCAACGGCACAGCGACGCCCTGCAGCGCGCGATCACGCGCGCCGCCGAGGTCGTAGCGCTCGAGGCGGACAACGCGCAACTGACGGCGGACCTCGCCAAGGCGAGAGCCGCCCACGACGCTCTGCTCGAGAAGACGGCCGATTATCTCGACGCCGCCACCTATGCGCTGGAAAGCGCCGCGCAGCTTCCCGCCGCACAGGCGCCGAGCGACGCGCCGGAGGTGACGCAGGGATGACCTCCTCGACGGCTCGCTTGCGGCTCGTCACGGATGCGGCGAGCGAGCCGGTGACGTTGGCCGAGGCGAAGGCCTACGCCCGTGTCGACATCTCGGATGACGACGCGCTCATCACCGCGCTTATCTCCGCCGCGCGCCGGCGCGTCGAGAAGGAAACTGGCCTCGCTTTGCTCACGCAGAGCTGGGTGGCCGTGCTGGACCGCTGGCCCGATTCAGCGAGCGGCGGTGGCCTATCGTCGCCCTGGTGGGATGGCGTGCGCGAAGGCCCGCTGATGATGCTCTCGCCATCGAGCGTCATCGAAATTCCGAAGCGGCCGTTTCAGGCGGTCACGCAGATCCGGCTGCGCGACGCTTACGGGGATTTCGTCGACGTGGGCCCGTCGATCTATTACACCGAGATATCGGACATGCGCGGGCGCATCCTGCGCGTGCTCGGGCGCATCTGGCCCGTGATCGTGATGGCGCCGCGCAGCGCGATCGAGATCAGCTTCACTGTGGGGTTCGACGCCGACCCGTACGACGGCGTGCCCGGCGACCTGCTGACCGCGATCAAGATGCTGGTCAAGCACTGGTACGACAATCGCGAGCTGGTCTCTGAAGGTCGCGTCGGCGCACTGCCGCAGCATATTGGAACGATCCTCGGCTCCTATCGGGCGACGAGGCTGCGGTGAAGGCGGCGAATGTCGGCGCGATGCGCGAGCGCGTCGCGATCTATTCGCAGGCGCAGGCGGTCGATGTCGTCGGCGACATCACGACGACATGGGCGCAGGTCGCGACATGCTGGGCGCGAATGGAGCCGCTCAGCGCGAATCAGGTGGAGCTCGCCGGCCGCGACGACGCGATCCGCCGCTATCAGATGATGGTGCGCTATCGGACGGACATCACGACGAACAGCCGCATCATGTGGCGCGGGCGGCGCTTCGATGTGCAGGGCGTCACGGACCCCACAGAACAGCGCGTCTTTTTGACGGTCTATCTGAGCGAGATCAACGCATGATCGGCATCGACATCAAGATCGAGAAAGACGGCTCCGGGCTCGACGCCGCTGTCGAGAAAGCCGTCGGGCAAGGCCTGATGGCGCTGGCGCTCATGGCGCAAACGGCTGCGCAACGGAGCATTCTGAAAGGTCCGAAGACCGGGCGACTCTATCCGCGCGGAAAGAAGATGCATCGCGCCTCCGCCGATGGCGAGGCGCCCGCGAACGACTTCGGCTTTCTCGTCGCGAACATCAAGGCGGATTTGACGAACGACTTTACGGCCAATCTCTGGTCGCTCGCCCCCTATTCGATCCATCTCGAGTATGGCACCTATGACATGGCCGCGCGCCCGTTTCTGAGGCCAGCCGGCGAGTCCGTGCGGGCCAGGGCCAAGGAGATCATCGACGCCTATGTCGGAGCGGCACTCAAATGAACCGACGGCCGTCGGCCAGATCGGCGTCCTCGACTGCTATCTTGTCGAGGCGACCCGCGAGGCCGTCATCGTCGGCACATGGGGCGAGACGCGCCGTGTTTCGTCCGAGCTCACCTTCGAGCGCTTTCGCCGCTCGGGCTATTGGCGAATAATCCACGCCAATGGCAGCCTCACAGCCGCTCGACGCGGGAAGTTCGCTCATCGCGGCGGTCCGCTCGGCCCTCCTCGCGAATAGCGCGCTCGCGGGACTGCTCAAGGGACAGAAGATCGTCTCCATGGCTCCGTCGAGCCATCCGACCCCCTACATCTCGATCGCTCATCGCTCGAATGATTGGTCGACTGCGACGGAGGACGGGCAAGAGGTCCTGCTCGACCTCAATGTGTGGCACCAGCCGGAATCGCAAACGCCAGAGCCCGGCACAGTGCGCGCGATCATGGCATTCTGCCGCCAGACGCTTCACACTGCGAACTTGTCGCTCGCGGCGCCGTTCCACTGCGTCCTGATCCGCGTCACGAACGAGATCGGCCCTTTCCGCGATCCAGACGGCGCGACGCTTCACGGCGTCGTGTCCGTCCGCGCGCTCGTCGATCACACCTGAGAACCCCGCGCCCGCCGGGTCACGCGCGGCAATCGCAATAGGAGCAAGACGAAATGGCCGCGCAAGCAGGACGAATCTGGGTCTTGAGCATCTACAACGGCAGCAGCTACGTGCCTGTCGCCGGGTTGCGCACGCGCAGCTTCAAGGTCAACTCCGAACTCGTCGATGTGACGAACGCCGATTCGACCGGGCATTGGCGCGAAATCCTCGGCGCCGGAGCGGGTGTCTTCTCGCTCGATATCGACGCCACCGGCGTCTATCAGTCAGACGCCAGCGCGAAACTGCTCTTCCAGGCGTCGACGACCGCGAACCTTCAGACGATGCGCCTCGTCACCCAAGGAATCCAGATCGACGGCTCCTTCCTCGTCCAGGATTACGAGGAATCCGCCGAGCACAACAAGGAAGTGACATTCACCTGCAAGCTCAATTCGAGCGGGCAGCCGACCTTCACCTATTCCTGATCCTGACCGCAGAAAGGACCGCGCATCATGACCGCTCTCACGATCCAGAACATTTCCGCCGCCGGCATCACGCCGAGCTATCAGGCCGCCACTGCTTCCGACACAATCCCCGGCGCTGCGGGCAACGAGCGATTGTTCATTCACGCGAAAAACACCAATGCAGCGACGGCGACCGTCACCATTCAGCCGGTCTCGCCGACCAGCGCCCGCATCCCCGGCGTCGGCAACATCACGGTTCCGAACATTGCGGTCACCATCCCGGCGACGACCGGCGACAAGATGATCGGACCGATTCCGCAGGCCTACATCGACGCCACGGGCACGGTGACGATCGCCAATACCGGCACCATCACCAATCTGACGCTCGCGGCGATCGTGTTGCCGGCCGCCTCGCTCTAACGGAGACCCCGGCATGGTGAACAAAGCGCGCGGCTTCGTCGCCGCGGAATTCGGGGGCGAGACGCTGCAGCTCGCCCTCGGCCTCGGCGCTCTGTCCGAGGTGGAGGACGCGTTCGGCGTCGAGAGCTTCGAGCAAGCGCCGCTTTTCGCGGGCGAGAAGATCACCGCGAAGATGCTCAAGAAGTTCTTTTCGGCCCTACTCGTCGGCAACGGCTACGAGCTGACGCCCGAGCGCGCCGCGGCGCTCGCCAAGCTGACCCCGGCGAACGCCCTGGGGATCTTCACGGAGCTTTGCGAGGCGTCCGGGTTGACGCAGGCCGCCGAGACCATCGAGGCGCAGGGCGAGGCGGCCCCTTTGGCCGAGAGCGCTGGCGAGCCTGGATGAGAATCGGCCTCGGGCATTTGCGCATGAGCCCGGACGATTTCTGGCGCATGACGCTGCCCGAGTTCTTCGCCGCCTGCGACGGCTACATGGAGGCGCGCGGCGTCCGCAAAGGCGGCCGCGCCGCTCCGCCGACGCGCGCCGAGGTGGACGCGCTCTTCGCGCAATTGGACGATCAGGGGAGGTTGAAGACGAATGTCTGAAACCGAAGTCGGCGCGATTGTCTATCGCTTCAAGGCGGACACGTCCGGCCTCAAGGCCGGCTTCGCCGAAGCGCAGACGCAGATGCGCAACATGGGCGCCGCCGCGGCCGAGGTCGGCAAGAAGGCGGGAGACGCCGCAAAGCAGGCCGGGGCGGAGGCGTCCAAAGCCGCCGGAGCCGTCGCGCGCAGCGCTGCGGCGGTCAGGGCGCCTGAGGACGCGGAGGCTGCCGGGAACGACAATAATTTCAGCGAAATTTCCAGCGGGGCGGAGCGCGCGGCCGCGGCCGTCCATAAGCTCACGGATCGCCTCCAGGACCTCAACGCCGAGGCGGGGAAGCTGCGCGGCCTTTCGTTCGGCGAGGCGCTGTCCGCGCCGGCGCTCGATCAGGTCACGAGCCGCGTCCATGCATTGACGCAGGCGTTCGGCGGGTTGCCGAAAGCGGTCGCCGACGCGCGCGCGCAAATGAGCGGCCTCGCGCATGATGTGCCGAGCCCGAATTCGACCAGCGCCGAAGCGGCGAAAGTATCGCCGGCGCAGAAGGCCCGAAAGGAGCAGGCCGCCCCGGCCACAGAAACGGCGAAAGTAGCGGCCCCGGCAGCGACCGCCCCGGCGCAGATCGAGGCGCTCGACAAGTTCAACTCCGGCCTCGACCGCGTCCGCCAGTTCAGCTGGAACAACACGGCGTTCTCCGCCGGGGAAACCAGCAAGGTCGAGGCCCGCATCACGGGGTTGTCGCGCGCGACGGATGCGCTGTCTCACGCCACAGCCAAAACGCAGACGCAGCTGCGCGACATGTCGACGGCAGCGGCGGACGCCGGCAAGAAAGCGGGCGATGCGGCGCGCACGGCGGGGGCCGCGGCGGCGCAGGCCGGCGAGAGCGTCAAGCGCGCGACGCAAGGTCTCTCGTCTGCTTCTGGCGGCATTGGCACCGCCGCGGTGGAAAATCCATTCAAGGCGGTATCCACCGGGGCCGATGAGGCCGCGGCGGGGGTCAAGCGCGCGGGGATCAGCGTCGAAAGCTTCAACGCCGGCCTCGATCGGGTGCGCGAGTTCGCGTGGAACAACACGGGGTTTTCCGGCGACGAGATCGACCGCGTCATCAACCCGGTGCAAGGGCTCGCCGGCGCGCTCGGCGTCCTGCCGACGATCGCCGTCGCGGCGGCTGCGGCCGTCGCCGGCGCCCTCGCCCTGCTCGCCTTGCGCGCTCATGAGGCGCATGTCGCCGCGCAGCAGCTCGCCGATGATCTCTCGCTGTCCGGGCAGGTCAACGCGTTCGGCGGAGCGACCGAGGCCGCCGGCAGACTCGTCGATCAGCTCACGCGCATCTCGAGCGCATGGGACATCGCCGGCAAGGGCGCCGCGCTCTCGACCGAAGAGGCGCGGAAGTTCGGAGCCGAGGTCGCGAATCTCCCCGCAGCGACTGAGGAAATGGCGGCCGGATTCGGCGATCTCGCGCGGGCGCAGCGCTACGCCTTCGGGTCCGAGGGCGTGGACATGGTGCAGGGGCTCGCGGCGGCACTGCGCGCGCCGGAGCAAGCCCTGCAAACGCTGATCGCGAGCAACCTCCACCTCACGGGCGCGCAGCGGCAGGCGGCGCAGGGGGCGCTCGACAGCGGCAATGCGCAGCGCCAGGCGTCGACCTATTTCCAGATCGTCACCGATGATTTCACGCGGCAGAAGGCCGAGGCCATCCTCCTCGACGCCGCGCATAACTCGCTGAGCAGCGCGACGCGCGAGCTCGCGGCCGAGGCCCTCGCGGCTGCCCGCTCGAGCGGCGATTTCGAAGGCGCGCTGCAACGCCTCGCGCTCGCGGGCAGTGACGCGGCCCACCGCCTGCTCGGTGCGGTCGGCGCAATCCGTTCCATCCGCGCGGAGATGGCGCGCGGGCTCGGCGGCGTCGAATTGTCCAACGCCCTGCAGGCTGCGAACGACAAGCTCTACCCGCTGCACACCGCAGCGCGCGCGGCGACAGCGCAGCTCGAAGACGCGACCCGGACCGTCAAGGACCTCGAGGCGAGAATCGGCGCAGCGACTGCGAACCTCAACCGCATGAAGGTCGCCGGCGAAGAGGGGTCGAAAGAGTTCCAATCCGGAGCCGCAGATGTCGCGCGGCTGAACGAGCAGCTCGCGACGGCGCGCGCGAATGCGGCCGCGTTCGGCGCCGCGGCGCAGAAAGCGAACGAGGCGCTCGAAGGCGGCTCATCGTATTCTCGCGCGAAGAAAAGTATCGACGCCGCGCATGATGTCGACAAGGACGAGATCGCGCGCCATCGCGAGACGATCGCCGCGCTCGAAGCGCAGCGGGCGGACCTCGTCAATTCCGAGGTCGCGAAGACGGAAGACGGCACGGCGAGGATCCGCGAGATCAACGAGAGCCTGCGCGACGAGGAGGCGAAGCTCGCGGCCGAGCGGCTGGGCGTGCAGGTCGCGCGCATCGACGCGGAGATCGCCAAAGAGGAGCAGGGCACAGAGCGAAAAAAGCAGCTCGCGCGGCAGAAATTCGAGGCCGAGACGAAGTGGCTATCCCCCGACTCGAAGGAATATGTCGAGAAGCAATCCACGCTGCAATCCGTCCTCGACGAAGAGCCCCGAGATGCGAGTGCGGGCCGTGGCAGGAGCAGCAACGCCGCCGCGACGCGGCAGAGCGCGATCGACCGCTACGTCGATAGCCTGAAGCTCGCCGAGGCCAGCGCCCAGGCCGAGGCGGAGAACTGGAACGCGGGCAATGTCGAACGCGCGAAAGCGATCGCGCTGGCGAAGGCCAACGAGACCGCGGAGAAAGAGGGCGTCCAGCTCACAGCCGAGCGGCGCGCCCAAGTCGAGGCGCTCGCGGGCGCGACGCAGCGCTACAAGGACCGCGTCGAGGAACTGAAGCAAAAGCAGCAGGAGGCGAATGCGGCGGCGCGCGAGTTCGCGAATACCGTCGCCGGCGCATTCGACAACCTCATCGTCCAAGGCAAGAGCCTCAGGAGCACGCTCGCCGACATCTCCAAGAGCCTGAGCGGTTCGGCGTTGCGTGGCGCGCTCACCGGCGAAGGCATGTTCGGGCAAGCTCTCGGACTTGGTGGACAGAAAGGCGCGCCGGGAGGCTTGCTCGGCCTCGCGTTCGGGGGTTTCTCCGGGATCTTCGGCAAGATACAGGAAACCGCCGGCGGCGCACCCGCGGGGCCACAGCAGGCCGCGCCGGCGGCCGGCGGGCTGCTGTCGGGACTGTCCGGCATCCTCGGCGGGAAGGCCGGCGCGGCGACAGGGTCGGATGTGACCGTCAGCGCCAATGTAGTGACCGTCCGAGGCGCCGGCGGCGCGCTTGGTGCGGAGGGCATCGAAGCGGCGGCCGGCGGCGATGCGCAGAGCGGCCCCTTCGGCAAGCTGACGAGCGGGCTCGAAAGCATGTTCTCCAAGCTCAGCGATCTGTTCAATGGGCTCGCGGGCAAGCTCGGCGACCTTTTCTCTGGCCTCGCGAATTCCCTCAGCGGAATCTTCTCCAGTCTCACCAGTTCATTGGGCGGGCTCCTCTCCGGGGGCGGCGGCGGGGTCGCTTCAGGGATCGGCGGCCTCTTTTCCGGGATCGGTTCGCTTTTCGGATTCGCCGCCGGCGGCGTGATGACGGGCCACGGGCCCGTCCCTGCGAGGCGCTACGCCGAGGGAGGCGTGGCGACCTCGCCGCAACTCGCCCTCTTCGGCGAGGCGGGCGTGCCCGAGGCCTATGTCCCGATGCCGGACCCGCGCGGCGTGCGCGTCGTGTTCGATCGTGCGGGCGCCGATGGCGCGCCGCGCGCGCATATCGCGCTGCCCGGCGGGCGCGGCATTCCGACGATCCTCGACGGCTTCGGCAAGGCAGCGCCTATCGGGCCGCAATCTGCGCTGCGCGAGCCCGTTTACTCGACCGTGCCAGCGGCGGTTGCTCGCCCTGCCCCGCTCGTCACGTCGGGGATTGGCCCTGCGGTCGCGCCATCGGGCGTCGCCTCGGCTCTCGATTCGGAAGAGCCCCGCGCGCACCCCACTCGATCGGACGCTTCATCGGCCCCCGCAGTCCATGCGTTTGCGGACAGTGGAATCATGACCGACGGCGGCCCGCAACCCGCTCCGCGATCTCCTCGACCCCCACGCGCCGACGCGCGCCGCTTCGTGCCGTCGCGGATCGCTCCTCTGGCCGCTGCAGTGCGCCCTACAGCTCGCGCGCCCCTCGCCTCCCCGGCTCTTGGCGCTCCGCCGGTGTTTGCTCCGGGCGTCACCGCGGCGGCGCAGGCCCCTGCCCCCGTGCTGACCGCTCCTGCGGCTGCTGACGCCGCGCCGCGGGGCCACGGCTCGGCCACGACGGGATCTCCGACCCCCAGTCTCAAGACCGCGCCGGCGCTGTCGCTCGCCCTCACCCTCGCCCCGCTCGCCGCTGCAGCCGCGCCGGTGCAAGCCCCCGAGGCGCCGCGCATCGCGGCGCAATTCGCGCCGACGAGCATCACCAATCCCGTTGTCGGCGGGCCCCGCGGGCCACAAGCTGTCGCTGGCCCCGCGCTTCGCCCGAACGTCGGCGTGCCCGCGCGCTCCCTCGCGATCAACCTCGCACCCCTCGCCGCCACAGCCGCGGAACCCTCGAGCACATCGATCCCAGCACCCGCGCCGAAAGCGCACCGCTCGGCTCAGCTTTTTCCGACCGTCCCCAAAATTTCCGCGCCCGTCATCGTCGGCGGTCCACAGGCAGTCGCCGGCCCGGCGCGCGTCGCGCCGCTCCCTAACTTCGCCGGCTTCTTCGCCGACGGGGGCGTCATCCCGTCCGGGAAATGGGGCATTGCCGGCGAGCGCGGGCCGGAAGCGATCGTGAACGCCGGCGCCGCGGGCGACTTCAGCGCGCCGGCGCGCAACGGCGCCTCAACGACGCGCGGCGAGGCGTCTCAGGGCGGCGCCCAAGGGAACGTCTTCAACTTCCACTTTCCGCCAGGAACCGACGCTCGCTCGTTTCAGCAATCGGAGGGGCAGATTTCAGCGATGCTCGTTCGGGCTGCCGCGCGAGGGCGGCGGAACACCTGATCCATGCCAGCATTCCATGAGGTCCGATTCCCGACCGATATTTCGCTCGGCGCGCGTGGGGGCCCGGAGAGGCGCACGGATGTGGTCACTTTGCGATCGGCGGCCGAGGAGCGCAATTCGATCTGGGCGGGCTCGCGGCGCAAATATAACGCCGGCTATGGCGTCAAGAGTTTCTCGCAGCTGGAGCGCGTGGTCGACTTCTGGGAGGAGCGCCGCGGCCGCCTCTACGGCTTTCGCTGGAAAGACCGGCTCGATTTCAAGTCTTGCGCGATCGCGGCGACGCCCGCCTCGACCGATCAGATTATCGGAACAGGAACGGGCGCGCTCACGACGTTCCAGCTCGTCAAGACCTATGGCTCGGCCTTCGCGCCGTGGTCGCGCCAAATCCGCAAACCGGTCGCCGGCACAGCGCTGGTGAGCATCGACGGCGTGACGCAGACGAGCGGGTGGAGCATCGACACGACGACAGGGGTCGTCACCTTCACGAGCGCGCCCGCGAATGGCGCCGTCATCCGCGCGGGCTTCGAATTCGACACGCCTGTGCGTTTCGACACCGATCACCTCGAGGTCGATTACTCGCACTTCGAGGCCGGGCAGATTCCGAATATCCCTGTGATCGAGATCAAGGTCTGACGCCGTGAAGACGCTTTCGCCAGCCCTTGCCGCGCATCTCGCCGGCGGCGTCACAACCATGGCCTATTGCTGGCGCATTACCCGCCGCGACGCCGAGGTTCTCGGCTTCACCGAGCATGATGAGAACATCGTTTGCGACGGCACGGCATTCGAGGCAACGAGCGGCCTCACGGCCTCCCAAATTCAGACTGCGCTCGGTCTCTCGGTCGACAATTTCACCGCCGCCGGCGCCCTGTCCTCGGCCGCGATCAGCGAGACCGATATCCTCGCCGGCCGCTACGACGACGCCGCGCTCGAATTGCTCTGGGTCAATTGGGCCGATCCGACGCAATTCATCGTCGTGTCGAGCGGCCATCTCGGCGAGATCAAGCGCGCGGGCCTCGCCTTCACGGCCGAGTTCCGCTCGCTCGCCGCGCGTCTCAACCAGAAGATCGGCGGAACCTACCAGCGCACATGCAGCGCGACGCTCGGCGATGCGAAGTGCCGTATCGATCTCACGCGATCGGAGCTGCGCGGGACTGCGGCCGTGCAGACGGAAGGCCTCGTGCGGCGCATCGTCATCACCGGGCTCGGCGCCTATGCGGCCGATTGGTTCACGCATGGGCGCGCGGCCTTCAACTCCGGCTTGAACACCGGAATCGCGATGGAGATCAAAAAGCACACGCGCTCGGCCGGGCAGGACGTGCTCGAGCTGTGGAACGCGCCACCATTCGCCTTCGAGATCGGCGACGAGGCGACCGTCACCGCCGGCTGCGCGAAGAGCTTCGCGGCCTGCAAGAACAAGTTCGCGAACCAAGCCAACTTCCGCGGCTTCCCGCATATCCCTGGTGCCGACCATGTGATGGCGGCAGCGAAGCGCGGCGCGACCAATCAGAGCGGCGGGTCGATTTTCGGATGAGCGGGCCAATTGTCACGAGGACGGCGATCGTCGCCGCCGCGCGCGCATGGCTCGGCACGCCCTATCGCCACCAAGCCTCGTGCCGCGGCGCCGGGTGCGATTGCCTCGGCCTCGTGCGCGGCGTGTGGCGCGAGCTCTATGGCGTCGAGCCGGAGGCGCCGCCGCCTTATTCCCCGGACTGGGGCGAGGCGGGCACGGTCGAGCATATCCTCGAGGCGGCGCGCCGCAGCATGGTCGAGAACCTGCTCGCCGACGCGCGCGCCGGTGATGCGATCGTCTTTCGCATGCGTGTGGGACGCATCGCCAAGCACATGGCGATTTTGTCCAGCCCTTCGACCATGATCCATGCGCAGGTCCGGGACAGCGTGCGCGAGGTCGCGCTCACACCCTATTGGCGTCGGCACATTGTCGCGGCGTTCGCGTTTCCCGGAGCCTCGGACTGATGGCGGAGATGCTGATCGGCAGCGCCGTGAGCGCGGTCGTCGGAACGGGGCTCGGCTATGCCGGGCGGCTGCTCGCCGGCGGCGGAAAGAGCAGCGCGCCGAACGTCACCTTCGGCCAGCGCGTCGACGACATCTATTTGTCCGGCTCGTCGGAAGGCGCGCCGATCCGCAAGCTCTGGGGCCGCATGCGCCTCGGCGGCAATGTCATCTGGTGCAGCAATTTCACCGAATGGACATCGGTCGATCCGTCATTTCAGCTCAACGCCAGCGCGGGCAAGGGTGGAGGCGGCGGCGGTTCCAGCACATCCGTGCAGTGGGCGGTCAACTATCACTATGACATTTCCTTCGCCGTCGCCTTTTGTGAGGGCGGCTCGGGAACCGCGCTCGCCCGCGTGTGGGCGGACGGGAAGGAGCTCGATCTCTCGGATTATACGTGGCGCTTCTATGACGGGTCCGAACAACAGGTCGCGGACACGCATATCGAGTCGATCGAGGGGGTCGACAATGTCCCGGCCTATCGCGGCATCTGCTATCTCGTTTTCGAAGCAATGGACGTGTCGACCTTCGGCAACCGCATGCCGCAGATCAGCGCCGAGATCATCCGCCGGCCGATCGTCTCCGATCCCGACGACCTCAACAATTGCCTGCGCTCTGTCTGCCTGATTCCAGGAAGCGGCGAGTTCATTTACGGAACGCAAGTCTACAAGGCCGCGATCGGCGCCGCGACATGGAAGCCGGAAAACGCCTATGTCGACGGCGCGCGTCCGGACCTCCTCATCTCGCTCGACCAGCTCGCCGGCGGCGTCGAGACGGCGGGCGAATTTCCCGATGTGCCGCCGCTCGGCCTGCCATGGTCGGGGGACCCCGATCCGCCGACAGGCGGCAATTGGAGCGCCGCGAAAGGCGCGCTCGAGGACCCGGATGCGATCCTGCTCGTCGTCTCATGGTTCGGCGATGATCTGCGCGCCGGCGTGTGTCAGATCGTTCCGAAGGTCGAGACGGCCGACAAAAATGTCGCGCCGACGGACTGGGCGGTCGCGGGATACACCCGGCGCGGAACCGCATGGTTCGTCTCGATCTCGACATGGCCTTACGTCTATGGCCCGGTGCCCTATGGCACGCCGGGCGCCTTCGAGCTGCCCTGGGGAACGGCCGCGCAGGTCGTCTCCCATGTCGACCCGTCCCTGCTCGATCCGAATGCGAGCGGCGACCCTGCGCCGGCCTATGGCGGCACGCCGAGCGACAATGTGGTCAAGGAGGCGATTGCGGAGATCAAGCGGCGCGGGTTGCGCGTCGTCTTCTATCCCTTCGTGATGATGGACATCACGGCCGACAACACGCTGCCGAATCCTTACAGCGACAATGCCGCGAGCGTCGGACAGCCGCCGTTCCCCTGGCGCGGACGCATCACCTGCTCGCCGGCGCCGGGCTTTGCCGGCACGGTCGACAAGACCTCGGCGGCCGCGACGCAGGTCAATGCGTGGTTCGACCAATATGACGCGATGGTCGAACATTATGCGCAGCTCTGCGTCGACGCCGGCGGAGTCGACGGATTCGTGATCGGCTCCGAGCTGGTCGGGCTCACACGCGTGCGCTCGTCGGCCGGCGACGGAACCTATCCGGCCGTCGATCGGCTGAAGGCGCTGGCGGCGAGCGTGCGCGCGATCGTCGGCGGCGGGACCAAGCTCGGCTATGCGGCCGATTGGTCGGAATATCACTCGCATCGCCCGAGCGACGGCTCGAATGATGTGGTCTTCAATCTCGATCCGCTTTGGACGGATTCGAACATCGACTTCATCGGGATCGACAATTACTTGCCGCTCTCCGATTGGCGCGACGAAGCGCCCAACGCCGACGGCGCGACATGGGGCTCGATCTATGATCGTGACTATCTGCGGAGCAATGTCGAGGCGGGCGAGTGGTTCGATTGGTATTACGCCAGCGATTCCGATCGGGTCGCGCAGACGCGCACGCCGATCGTCGACTCGGCCTATGGAAAGCATTGGGTCTTTCGCCAGAAGGATATCCGGTCGTGGTGGTCGAGCGCTCACAAGAGCCGGCCCGGCGGCGTCGAGAACGTGTCGGCGACGGCCTGGACGGCGGGCGCGAAGCCCATATGGTTCACAGAATTCGGCTGCGCTGCGATCGACAAGGGCCCGAACCAACCCAACGTCTTCGTCGATCCGAAATCATCCGAGAGCTTCGCGCCCTATTTCTCGACCGGCGCGCGCGACGACGCGGTGCAGCGCGCCTATCTCGAGGCCATGCTCTCCTATTGGCGCGACAATGCGCCGACGATCAGCTCCATCAAGATGGTGGAGCCGAAGAACATGTTCGCCTGGGCGTGGGATGCGCGGCCGTTCCCGGACTTTCCCGCGCAAGGCGGCACCTGGCGCGACGGCTATAATTACGAGCTCGGCCACTGGCTCACCGGCCGTCTCACCGAAGTGCCGCTACAATGGGTCATCGCCGAGCTGTGCGATGCAGTCGGCGTCTCCGATCTCGACACGACGCGGCTGATCGGCCCCGATTCCCTCGTTCTCGGCGCGGCGGCCGATGGCGTCGTCTCGCCGCGCGAGATCCTCGAGGGCCTCGACGACGCCTTCCAGTTCGGCGCGCATGAGAGCGGCGGCAAGATTGTGTTCGCCTCCCGGATAGCCGCCGAGACCGCGGCGATCAGCGCCGACGATCTGGTGATGGAGCAAGAGGACGATGTCGGCTATGCGCTCACCCGCGCGCAAGAGACCGATCTGCCGGGCGCCCTGAGCCTCTCCTTCGTCGACGCCTATGCGAATTATGCGGGCGGTCGAGTCACTGAGCGCAAGGATATCGGCAATTCCGCCAATGCGCAGTCGGTCTCGACGCCGGCGGTGCTCGAGCCGCCGCGCGCCGCCTCGATAGCGCGCTCGCTTCTGCAACAAGCCTGGGCAGGCCGCGAGACGGGAACGATCAAGCTGCCGCCATCGAAGGCGGCGCTCGATCCGAGCGACTGCCTCGCGCTCACCGTCGACGGCGTCGCTCTGACGATGCGCGTCGACAGCGTCGACATCGGCGCCTTTCGGACGCTCGGCCTCACCGGCTTCGACCCGAGCCTCGCGCGCGTCTTTCCGGAGGTGGGTGAGGCTGGGCGCAACAAGCTGCCGCCTTCGGCGAGCGGCGCGCCGATTGTCGAGCTGCTCGACATTCCGATCTCGACCGGCGAGGAGCCGAGCCCCTATGCGCTGCGCGCCGCGGCTTTCGCCTCGCCCTGGACGCCAGTCGCCGTCTATCGGTCGAGCGGCGACTCGAACACGCTCGTCGCCACGATCGGCGTGCCGACGCCCATGGGCGAGCTGACCGAGGACCTCTACAGCGGGCCGCGCTCCGTGTGGGATATGGGCAACGCCGTCTATGTCGAGTTCTATGGCGCGACGACATTGCTCTCGGCCTCAGAGTCGCAAGTCTTCGCCGGCGCCAATGTGATCGCGGTCAAGAATGGCGCGGCCGGGCAGTGGGAGGTCATTCAATTCGCGACGGCCGAGCTGATCGGCGTGAACAGCTACAAGCTGACGAAGCTGCTTCGCGCGCAGCTCGGAACCGAAGCGGGCATGGCCGATCCCGTCCCGGAAGGATCGCGCGTCATCGTGCTCAACGCCGCGACGCTTGCGACGATCGACATGACGGTCGATCAGCTCGGCCAAGCCATGACGCTGCGCGCGGGCCCCGCGATCTATGATCCCGGCGACGCCACCTATCACGATTATGCCGTGACGCCGCAAGGCGTCGGCCTGCGGCCATGGTCGCCGTCACAGCTCTCCGGCGCGCGCGATCTCGGCTCGGGCGATGTGACATTCTCCTGGGCGCGCCGCACGCGCTACGGCGGCGACGCATGGGAAGCGGCCGACGCGCCGCTCAATGAGCAGAGCGAGTCCTACGACCTCGAGATCATGGACGGGTCGAGCGTCATTCGCACTGCGGGCAGCCTGCCCGCGCCGAGCTACCTCTACACCGCGGCAATGCAGACAGCCGATTTCGGGTCGCTCCAATCATCGTACACGGTCCGCGTCTATCAGCGCTCGGCGCAGATCGGGCGCGGGCAGGTCGCGAGCAAGACGGTGAACCTCTGATGGCCAACTCTCCGAATCTGGCGCTGCCCTATATCGACCAAAATCAATCGCAGAAGCATGTCACGCATAATGCCGCGATCCGCGAGCTCGACGCGATTGTGCAGCTTTCCGTCATCGACGACTCGCTGACGGCGCCGCCGGGCTCGCCGGCGGATGGCGACCGCTACATTATCGCGACGAGCGCGACCGGCGCATGGGCGGGCAAGGATGGAAAGATCGCCGCATGGCAGGATGGCGCGTGGAGCTTCTATGCGCCCCGGACCGGGTGGCTGGCTTTCATCGCGAGCCGATCAGCCGCCTATCTCTATGCCAGCGGCACATGGGTGCCGCTCGTCTCCGCAATCGGAGCGCTCGCCGGTCTCGCCGGAATCGGGATTCTCTCGACAGCGGATACGACCAACCGCCTGTCGGTCAAATCCGATGCTGCGCTGTTCACGCATGACGATGTCACGCCCGGCACAGGCGACATGCGCTTCACGCTCAACAAGGCGAGCGCCGCGCAGACCGTCTCTCAGCTTTATCAGTCGAACTGGTCGGGTCGCGCCGAAACGGGGCTGACTGGTGACGACGATTTTCATGTGAAGGTGTCGCCCAACGGCTCATCGTGGAAAGAGGCGATCATCGTCGATCGCAGCACGGGCCAAGTGACCCTGCCGTTCACCTCGGGCTGCAAGATCACGGTCTTTTCGTCGAGCGGGACTTGGACTCGCGACCCGCGCACGGTCCTGGTCGACGTTATCCTCTGGGGACCCGGCGGCGGAGGTGGCTCAGGCGCGCGGCGAGCATCTGGATCAGCGTCGTCTGGCGGCGGCGGTGGCGGCGCTGGCTTCCTGCAGCGCGACCGATTCACCGCCGCTCAGGCGGGCGCTTCGCAGACCGTGACGATCGGGACGGGAGGCGCGGGCGGCGCGCCGGTGACGACCAATGATACGGCCGGCGCGGATGGCGGTGTCGGAACCGATACGACGTTCGGGTCACTGTCGCGAGGTCGGAGGGGCGGAGCGGGAGCGGGCGGCGGTCTTGGCGTCGGCTCCGGCGGCGGCTCGTCCGCGGGCATAGCCAACCCGGCGGTGAATGGCTCCGGCGCCACGGGTGGCTCGTCAGCCAATCTTGGGATCGCAAACGGCGGCTCTGCGGCGCTGGGCTCCGATAACACGATCATGGGCGGTGGCGGTGGTGGCGGTGGCGGCGCATCTGGAGGCGCTGGCGGCGTCGGCGGATCGACGATGTATGGGTCGAGCGGCGGCGGAGCCGGCGGCGGCATCTCCGCCGGCGGAACGGCAGCCGCCGGCGGACGCTCTGGATACATCTATCGCGGTGGCGCCGCCACCACCGCTGCCGGCGGCGCGACGGGCGTCGCAGGAATGGCCGGATCGAATCCATCTCTGACAACCGGACCGATCGACTCTGGCGGCACGGGTGGTGGTGGCGGCGGCGCGCACGCAACGACTCCCGGCACCGGCGGCGCTGGCGGCATCGGCGGCGGCGGGGGCGGCGGCGG